CAAAACCTTTATCGTCATCAGAATTATGTATTTTGTAAGTATCATTTTCAAAGGTAATAATTGCCCCTTCGACTTTTACAACATAAACGTCATGGCCTAGTTTTTCTGCTTCATCTGTAATTCTTTGAGCAGTATGAAACAGTTTTTGCTGATCAGGTTCAGCTGAAACGACAAGAATACGGTATTTGTCTTCTTTTGCCTCTGTAATAAAAGACTTAAAATTTTCCATTAAGCTTCTTTCTTCTTACCAATGTTATATTTGGTTTCCAATATCCATTCTTCTTTTTCACGATACGACAATACCTTAATTTGACTCAATGGGGCTACAGGTTCAGCACTGCCAAGAATTTCAACCAACCCCCAATCTTTCAACAAATTCGTGATGGTATTTCTTCGTGCAATATCATTCTCTGATAGATTTGTGTCCTTACCATCTAGAGCGAATAGCTCTTTAAAATGTACAATAAAATATCGTCCCTGCTTATGTAATATATGACAGGACTGATATAGTTTTCTTTCTTTTCGAGAAGCAACACCAATACGAGATAGAGTCTCTCGTACTTTCAAAAAATCATCGGGCTCTTTCAACCCAATTTCTAGCATCTGCTCCTGTGTCCAATTAACGTCTTCCATCTCTTCCACCTTTATTCATTTTTTCTTTTATGGCGGAAATCTGTTCATCATTCAAAATATCAAGAGCGGCCTTGGCCTTTTCATTATTGTATCCATAATACTCTTTAACATTGTCTAAACTTTTTAATTTCTTCGCCTTCATCCAAGGAGCATATCTCTTCCTTGGTCTTAGACTATTTATCAAAAAGTCAAACTGTAACCTCTTATCTAGGTGGTGTAATTGATTAATTTCATTAACTAGCATAACACTATCTGGGAATGGAGCTATACACTTATTTACAATATAAGATGGGTATTTCTTCTCCCATTGCTCATCTTCTGAGTCCAAAAGAGGTTCTTTTGTAAAATTTATAGCATTAGTATAATCTTTCAGTTCATACATTAATCTATAAACCCTTCACCTCTTTTCCAATGGTGGAATCTATGACAAAATACAGCCCAGAATAAAGACGTTAAATTATCTGCTTTATACGTCCCATTTTTCACTTTTAACTCATACATAATTGTTAACCATCCCACTCCAATTTTTTCCAATCATAAGGGTGTATACTATCTGTTTGATATTTGTCTTTTGGTTTAATTAAATCGTCAAAATTTCCCTTATTCGTTAAATAATCTCGTACCTTTGTTTGTTCTTCTGTTTGAGATTCATCTATCTTATAAAACTCTAATCTATCAGCATTATGTCCAGAAATTTCTGATTTGAAAACAATAATAGGCCTTAACTCATAACATTCCCTACGTACTGCTTGAGCATTATGCCATCTCCAAGCATCAAAAATAATCAATGAATTGCCTATATATTGAGAAGTATGAGCAATAGTTGTTGGAAACAAACCATGTTTTGGATCATATGGCCTTTCTGCATCCTCTTCTTCCCCATAGATAACAGTGCCTCCACCCCACTCTACTTGCCAATCCGTTCTTGGATAATAAAGTATAGTAAAATCGCCATCATCTCTATGCCAATGAGGCTCTACACCATGAGTATGGGCATTCATATAAGCTCTTGAAAACCCTGTTAACTCATATTTTTGTTCAAAATTAAATTTTTTGGCACAAGCATCAAAAATGGGCAATATCCAATCAAACCCATTATCTATAACCTCTTGCCTATCATGGCCACATGATACATTCCAATGTTTATTTGCCTCATTTCTATTAGACATATTGCCATAATACCATTTCAATCCCATAACATTGCGGTGGACCAGTTCAGCAACATGATCTTCTAATACATTTTCATAATGCTCATAAACTAATCTATCTCGGTCTTTAGGTGGGGTATATATATCATCTGCTCTTTGTATCATTTAAATTTACTCCTAGCCATAATCTCTGTTAAACAAGCAAGCATATTTATCTCTTGATCCGCAACAAACGCTGCTTTATATTGATACTCACCAAGTATAACCACAACATGAGGGATACTGCTGCCTTCCACATTATCATACAAACTGTCATAAATCCTACGAAACAAACGTACAGGATCGTTGTCAAGATTGTTAACAACCCACTTACGGACATTGGTAAACTCCTTATGCTTCATTGATTGCATCAGTTCCTTTATATTTACCTCTGCAATATCAACAAGAATTCCAGCATCGATAATTCCAGAAACAGAATATCTCTGAAGTTCATTAAGTACTCGCCTCCAATCTGGGAAATGTTTGTTTATAACTTCAGCAATAACCCTCTTATCATATTTAATCTCTTGCTCTTTAAGAATATGAACAACCCTTTCAAAAAACTCTGAAGCAAGCGCTGGTTTTTCTGAATTGGGGATCGCAAATTCTATAACACTACAACGAGAATGTAGAGGTTCGATCAACCGATTTTTATAATTACATGTAAGAATGAACCCACAATTTTTATGAAACTCTTCAATAAACCCACGTAAAGCTGGCTGTGTTGACTGAGGATTCAGATAGTCTGCTTCATCCAAAATAAGATATTTACGACCACCGTGTAGAGATACAGTAGATGCAAAATTCTTGATCTTGGTTCTGAGAACATCAATACCCGACTCTTCAGAGCCGTTGATCATCATCTGAGTCGCACCCAACTCATCAAGCATAGCTTTGGCAATGGTTGTTTTACCTACACCAGAACCACCAGCTAAAATTAGGTTAGGAACTTTACCATCCTTAATGAATTCTAAAAAGGTATCTTTAAGGTTTTTAGGAAGTACGCAAGAGCCTACATCCTTGGGGCGATATTCCTCTACCCATAAGTAAGTATCCATTTCCTACTGCCCTGAGGCTAAACTGACATCATATTTTGATTCTGGTTCCAGAGCAATAAAATATTCAACGTCTACACTTGTATTTTTAAAATAACTGATAGATTTTGAAGAAACATTAACTCCATATGTGCCTGGTAAAAGTTTAAGATTTTCTACCTTAAACCAGAATTTATAAGGAACATCCTGACCATCATCATTAGTAACATCAACCTTTACAGCATAATCATTCGCAGTTGTGTTTTTCTTATCAGTAACTTTCAGCAAAGCAACGCCTTTAGACATTGCTTCAAGCACCATATCGGGAGCGCCAATAACAGCAGCAGCCTTTTGAATATCTGTCAACAAAGTATTTTCAAAAGCAAAAGAAACTACAGATTCGGGCATAACAACTTCCTTTTGTGGAGTTGTTACCACTGAAGGATCAGAATACCAGTACTTTAAAGCTTTTCCAACTTTAGTACCTTCCTCTGTTATTACAACAAAATCATCCTTGAAATCCAAATCAGGTTTATCAAAAAGAGATAACGATGCAAGAAATTCATTCAAATCATAAATTGCAAATTCCCGATCAAAAGTTTCTTCTACGGTTGCATTAGCAACAATATTTTTCATTGCCGACATTGTAGAAATTTTACTGCCGGGCTTTATCACAAGGTTCTGGTTAATTGTAGAAAAATTCTTCAATACCGTTACCGTTTTATTACTAAGTTTCATTCACTGTTCTCCATATCGTGTACATGTAAGGCTATAATACCATAATGTAAAACTTTTAGCAAGTCACTTTTGTCCTTGCCATTCTTTTTTCCATACCGTTGTGCATATTTTAATATGTTCCCAATACAAAAACCTTCACCATGACCCCCATCTATAATGAATTCTGTAGCTTGATACTTGTTCTTGCTGTAATGTTCATCATATGTGGAATCAATATACTCCTCAAGTTCCATGAGAGCAGCACCCTCATTATACTTGTATTCAATTTTGTTTGCGATTGCTATCTCCTGTGTCTGTTATATTAATATTAGCAGAGAATGTTCTACGTTCTCCATCTCCAAAGAAAGGCATAACACCATGACGTAACCAAGCAGGAAACATAATCAATGTACCTACTTCTGGTTTAACATACTCTTCTGTGATTGGTCTAAGAATATTGATATCCCTCATACCATTTACACCCCAACACAAATAAGTAAAGCCATCAACAGCTCCAGTGGCATTATTAAGTCCTTCAAATTCCTCTGAAGGATTTCCAAGTGCCTCAATTTGTGGGGGAACTTTAAGATACAAAATACAAGATAGCCCTACTTGGGTTCTTGTACCATGATCATGTAAGGGATTATAGTCTCCCTCATAACTGTGGATTGTCCACATATTTTGAATGTCAGCCTCACACTCAGCTTTCTCACCTACCGTATATTTCATATATTCTTTAGCAAGTCGTAAAAGAACACTGGAAAATTGTTCACCTACTTCATCAGTATGGGGGAACACAAGTTGTGCTGATTTTTCGTTACGATTTATTTGTCCGACTAAACCACCTGAGGCATCTGTATTAGCTGGAATAATAACATCATCAATATGGGAATTTAATTCATCAATAATTTCTGAAGTGAATTCAACCCTCATAAGATTTACAGCTAATTTGGGTCTGATGCTCACTTTCATTCCACTAGGATTGCTACCAGCTGGGTCTTCTTCTGTAGGTGTAGCAACTCTGGGGGGATTGTGTTCTGTTTCTGTTACCGAAACATCCGATTTTATATCTTTATCTTTTATTGGATTACCTTGAAAATCAACTTCTTTGGCCACTGCTCCATCTTGGAACCCGCCGGGGGGTAAATCAAATATTCTAACCATTATATCTCCTAAAAAAACTCAATGTTTTCAATGACTTAGCCGTGATAGTATACACGATTTCACAACATTTGTCAAGCAAAAAATGGCTTTTTGCATTTTTATATAATAAAGGAATCGGGAGTTAAAGTCAACTCCCTTTTCCAAATTAATCGAGAAAATTATTTCACCTCAATAAGGCGTGGTTTTTTCTCTTCTGGAACAACACGTTCAAGATCAATCAAGAGCATGCCATTTTCCAGTTTGCCACCGTTTACAACGATGTCATCAGCTACCGTAAATTTGCGTTCAAATTTCCGATACGCAATTCCCTGATAAGCCATGTCCTGATAATCCTCACCAGTGTTCTCTTTTGTAGAACGAACTGTAAGAGTCCCATCAGCCACCTCAACCTCAATGTCCTTCTTACCAAAACCGGCAAGGGCCATTTCGATTACGTAATTGTAGTCACCTTCCTTTCGGATGTTATAAGGTGGAAACCCATTAGCCCCAACATCGGGGAGCCGAGTAAGAGTATCAAATACCCTGTCGAATCCAACAACATGAGGTGAAAGTTTGTGAAAATTATCCCATAAGGGAGCGAGTGCATTGCTTGTAACCATTTTAAATCTCCTTTACTAAGCAAGATTGCATTTTGTACCCCAACATTGGCGGTACGTTCAGTGGTTAGTTTTTTAAGAGAACCAACCAAAACTCTATATCTACTTTCCATTCAGTGACTCTAAATCTTAGCCGAAGCTCCAGTAGGTCAGTAGGTATTTCTATTTATACACTTATTATAAAGGTTCCTCAACAAAAAGTCAAGGAACCTTTAAATTTTTCTTAGAAGGCATCTCCTTCATCATCAGTAGGAACAGCGTCCTCTGAATAGGCTTCTCCTTCAGAAGTAAGCACACCAGCATCAATCTTAGTGTAGAGGTCCATAAAGGAAGCCTTAGTATCATCATCAAACCGAGCAACACAAAGTTCAATCGACTTCATCTTATCACCAAAGATAGCGAAGGCTTTTACAATGTGGTCTAACCGGCGAGTCGAGATAACTTCATCGATGCCACCATCGTAGAAAGTTTTCCGAATTACTTCAGCCCAAGTGATTAGGTTAGTAGCAAAATCCTCATCAACTTTGTTGTATTTGGTCATCGAACCCATTACGATCTTCTTTTCAGTAGCCGCAGTAGCATAGGGCTGTTCAAGAGTAATCGCAAACCGTTCTAGGAAAGCCTCATTCAAGATGTTGGTTCCGATAAAACGACCATCTTCTGATCCTTTACCTTTAGTGTTGGCAGTCGCCATCACGTTGAAACCATCTTTAGCATTAATCCACTTATTAATCTTTTTAAGGAAAACACCTTTTCCCTCAAGAACAGGCTGTAATGCAAGCATCTTGTTAGAACCTAAATCACACTCATCAAGGAGCAACGTGCAACCACGTTCCATTGCCTCAATAACTGGACCAGGCACAAACTTGGTTTCACCATTAACAAGCCGGAAGCCACCGAGCAGATCATCCTCATCAGTTTCGATGGTGATGTTCACCCGAATAAGTTCCTTATTCAGTTTGGCATGAACCTGTTCGACCATCAAAGTCTTACCGTTACCAGAAAGACCAGTAACAAAGATAGGATAGAACAAACCAGATTTTACAATTTTTTCAATCGTAGAAAAATTTCCCCAAGGTACAAATCCCTCAAAAAGAGAAGGCACCAAATTCTGTTTTTCCATATTGGTAGCAACCAAATTCACAGCAGAAACCTCATCCGAAGCAACAGTAGTTGTAGTTGCCGCAGAGGCATCACCATTTTCAGAAGGCAATTTATATGCATTGTAACCAACAGAACAAGCCTTACGGAACCAGCCTGGGTACGGAACCTCTGCCTTCGCCGCAGCTTCTTTGGTCATTGCCTTGGTCATAATCGCACCATCACCAAACATTTCGGTGGCGGTATCAACAAACAATTTTTTACGAGGTGAGAGGTACATTTCAAACTTTTCCTTTTTTCAATCTATGACTAATGCTACCACAACCAACTAAGATTGTCAAGCACAAAATGGCGGATATGTGTGACATTTTTATCACTATGCCACCATTTTTACGAATTTATTTAACAAGGGCCGGCTAGCAATCTTACCCTTGGCCATCTTACCAAAAGCAGTCTTGAGTTTACCTTTACCAGCACCAATCAAGTCATCACTCAAACCTTCATTTTCAACAGAAAGAGCATTTCCACCAGGCAGGACATAATATTCATCATATCCCAACTGAGTGATGGCAAGAAATTTATTCTTATTTACAAACTTGCACATGGCCATAACTTTATTACGTTCATCAGCAGGCAAAAGATAGTGAAGAGTGTTTTTATCAACCCGACCAGATTTTCCAGAACCAGCGATAAAAAATCCAACAACATTCATTCCATCAACTCGATTCTTCAGAATTTTCAAAAGATCGTTGGTCATATCTGTAGTACTGGTTTCATAAATCTTGTTCATTACAGGATCACTGATAACAAGTTTATCATTTCTCCAACTGATATATTCACAAGTCTCATAATGTTCACCAGTTTCAGTGTTTAACTTGTAATCATATACACCTTCAAGTCGATTAGAAGCACCATCAGTCAAGAACACTGTATTTACTTTCTGAACACCAGTTTCTTTTTTGAACTTAGGAACGATATCCATCATGGCGATAATCGCATCATTCAAGGGAGTTCCGCCCAAGTTTAAGTTTTTCGGAGGATAATAAGGATAACCACATTCACTCCAATCCCGATATCCACCCCAGCGTGAAGCATACATCATAAGAATATGCATCATTGACATTTCTTCGGCGATAGTCATGTTACTGGAAAAGAAATTTAACAATTTGAATTCGTTTAACTTGAAATCCCCAGCCTTAAAAGGATTTGCCTTGGATACATGCCCTTCGACATGGGCTTTGCGAGCTTCCCGTTCATAACCATCAGAAAATGCAAAAACCTCAAAAGGAATTTTCACCCGGCGGCAAAACCATACGAGATTAAATAACTGGGTAATTGTACCTTTAAGATTGTCAGCCATTGAGCCAGACCAATCAACAACCATGACTAAACCATGATTGGTGGCACCAGGCAGAGTAGTAACCTTTTTGAACAAATCTTCATTGTATTTGTAAGTATGTAACTTACTCATATCCAAAGAACCAGTTTTTGAAGTAGCTGCCCGAGCATACTGATCAGCAGCCTTTTTCATTTCAAATTCTTTGACCATGTAAGCAACAGTCTTTTTAGAATCGTTTTTAAGAATTTCTAATTCTTCAAGAGTTTTATCCCAATAGAGATGGCCATCTTTTGATTTTGCATCAAGATAGTAAGGAAGAAATTCACCCAAGCAATCTTTAGGAGATATAATAACTTCATTCAAGTTCAACTTAGGAATTTTTGCATAAATTCGATTTTCTGCAATCTTATCTCTAAGTTCATCCATTGCCTTACCGAAAGCAGAATCGGTAGTTGCCTTGGGAGGGCCACCAACTCCATCAGAGTCTTTACCGCCCTCTACCTCGCCGTCACCAGCATCAGTTCCAGACTCGTCATCATTATCAGAGTCATCAGTATCACCATCATCCCCAGCAGGGCCAGTTTCATCAGAGTCATTATCTACTCCTTCACCTTTACCAGAACCGGCGTCTTTACCATCTTCGGCGTCATCACCGTCATCAGTACCATCGCCAGAAGACTTATCATCAGAATTTCCATCGTTATCATTTTCTCCATCAGAGTTACCAGATTCACCTTCACTAGGCATACCCATACCAGAACCATCAGGCATGGCCATTTCATTTTCGTCACCAGTTTCTTCTGGCGCATTTTCTTCCATCCATTTATAAAGCTCTTCAGCAAGATCAAGAACGTCATCAGGAGTTTCAGTTTTTGCAGTTTTTTCAACCCAAATTTTTTCTTCATCAGCAAAAGGGATTGTCTTATCAGCAGATTTAAAGAACACATTAATTCGATCAATCAAGTTCATCGAAGCAATATTTTTCTTTGCAGTACCGAAAAAATCTCTTTTTAAAAGATCAGCATAGCCCCGATTGAAAACACCAACGGCGCCTGGATACTTATTTTTTACTTTTTTCTCAATCCGAGCATCCTCAAGGATGTTCACAAACGAGTGATTAATTTTCCGAACAGCAGCCTTCTCAAGCATATCAAGAGGAGTCCACAATGCATGACCAATCTCATGGCAAACCATAAGATCATAAATGTCGCCAGTCATTTCCTCATCCTTCCAGATGGGAAGACCTAACTCACGCTTTTTGGAATCAAAATATGCCGTTTCCATCTGTTTATGGACAACGAACACATCCTCTTCAGCGAGGAGTTTTGCGAGTGTTGATTTATTTTTCATCATGTTTATATGCTACCATATATAGGAAGAATTGTCAAGCACAAAATGGCTGACTGAATTGGATGCCCTCCAAGGAACCGAACCTCGATTTCCTGATTCAGAGTCAGGCGTCCTACCATTAGACGACAGGGCAGTAATTTCGATCATGTTTATATGCTACCACGCCCAACCCCTTTTGTCAAACAAAAACCGGCGTTTATCGCCGGTTTATTTAAGAGTGTGACATTTTTGCAACACTACTATCACGGCAAGTCCTTGTTTCTATTGAG